TATTATTAGACCTGAAGGAGTACTACTTCAGGAATTCTCTGATCTTATCTCGGATGGGAAGGTGATCGCCCATGCCCTTGCCGAGGTCCAGGATCCAGACTTCGTCTTACGTAGTAAGGTCGAGGTCGTTGCGGAACGAGGACTAAAGGCAAGGGTGGTGACTAAGTCACAGGGTAGTGTCCTAGTACTAGGACATCTACCGAGGCAACGTCTCATTCGCGGTCTCAAGAGAGTCGCAGAATGCCAAGGTGCACTTAAGGATGGTGCATTCTTGGATGCTGATTTGATCAATCAGCTTGGAGGTTGCTCAGGGGAGATTATAAGTAGCGACCTTCGGGCCGCTTCGGATCTTCTCCCCCGTGATGGTGTCACCAGCCTTGTCGAGGGATTACTTTCTTCTGGAAAGTTTTCCGACGCCGAGGCCATGGGCATCCGACTTTGCTCCACAAACCATGAGCTCTACTATGGTAACGATGAGGTTGTTCACCAAAGTAGGGGTCTACTCATGGGATTGCCCACCACCTGGATCCTCCTTAGTCTCTACCACCTTTATTGGTGGCGGAATGCTAAGAGGAAACATCCGTCCATACTGTCAAAATACAAGGTTCGTGCAATGATCTGCGGTGATGATCTAGTCGCAGTAGCACCTCCTTGTATCCTTGATCAATATGAGCTTAACATGCAAGCATGTGGTGGTGAGCTATCAGCTGGTAAGCATTGTCGGTCTAGAAAGAGGGGCGTCTTCCTCGAGAAGCTTTTGGAGTTTGAATATGAGGACGAGGTGAAATTAGTGTCTGTTAAACAGACCTTCCAACGCTTGCGTAAGCAAGTCGTCCTCATGTCCAAGCGGGAAACCCGGTTATACCCCCATCAGGTGACCCCTTATGTGTGCACAATGGTGCCACTTAAGGGCTTCTTCTCTGATGGGGCTGAAGCTGCCACTCGGAAACTCCCAGTTTCACTTCCCGATTGGGTAGTGGCTGGAGAGGTATCCGAGGCACTTCGTTTACAAGGGGTCCCTGCGCACCAGAACTTCGAGTTAGTCCGTACTGCATTTCCAAAGGCAGTACAACAACTCAGGGATCACCGTATCCCTCCCTATCTCCCAAGATTCCTTGGGGGTGGGGGGTTGGTATGGCGGTCAGGAGATGATGCTCTTGTGTCTCGATTAGCCTCTAGGGGCTATCGTAAGGCATTAACATCTCTTCTCACTGATAGGTCTGTTGATCGAGACCCTCAGTGCCTGGGTCGTATGTGGACTAACACGAAGGAACGGGTGTATCCAATGGCTTCTCAGGCTGCAGATGAACTCCTCTCACGTGTTGATCACGCGTTGGGGGAGTCCCCTCCAAAAGAGGGAGGCCCATGGTTTGACTGTGGCATTGACTTCCGGAAACTTGTTGAGTCCCGGGAGAATCAGCGCCTTGGTCTTATGATGGATCTCCCTCTCTTGAAGGTTCGACTAGGGGAAGTTGCTAAACACTTAGCAAGAAGGATTGGGGAACTTTCTCTTAAGTGGGAAAGTTC